GATCCTCGTAAATGTTTGAAAAATGCTGGTGTTTGTAAGACAGTATCTATGATTAATTTCTGGTTTTTTATATAACCAATTTGCAATGGATGCCATTTATAAATTATTTTATTCCCTATCGGAATCCAATTTTTTTCACATTCTTCTGGAAATGGTGATTCTATTATATTTATATTATTGATTGTATAATTATCTATATTATAATCACCAATTACAACACTATTTGTATTATTTAATGAACATTCTCTTGATGTTGCAATACATTTTATCTTATTATCTTCTTCATATAATCTTATATCTTCTAATCCCAATATATGTGTATCTTTTCTTATATCAAATGATATATTTTCTTCCATTATTATTAAATTTGATTCTTGCTCAAATTTATTATTTAATTTTATATATCCATTTCTTGTTCTCACTTTTTCTTCTCTATATAATATTTTATTTTTACTCATTAAATAACTACCATCTTTCATTATTCTATAATTTACATATCTTACATTCGCTATTATATCATTATTGTATTTTAGTAATGATGTTGATGTTGGTATATAATCATTGTATATCGGTTGATTTAATTCTATTTTTTCACCAATATCTAATATTCTATACATATAAAAATCTAAATTTGAATATACCATTTCGTTATTATAATTATATTTATTTAGATAATCAATCGATCGTTTTAATCCTGTTAATCTATCTTCTGGAAATACATAATATTGTATTATACTATACTCATATTCGAATATATATTTATCATATAACTTATCTTCTATAAATAATAAATCATTTTTTGGATATGGTATATTATATCCAATCATATAATAATGATACGCTTTAATTTGTTTTCCGACTTCTCTAAAATATTTGGTTAATTCATATATTGGTTCTACCCTTTCTTTTCTATAATTATAAGCACGATTCATCCAACATTCAAACTTATTTTCATCTTTTAATTGTAACCAACATTTTCCAATCATATAATAAGAATACCATACTTCTTCATACCATCCTTCCATGCTAATTCTTTTTTTATACATTTTTATTGCATCTTTAAACTTACCCGTATCTTTAAATGATTGTGCTAGATAAAAAACATATCTTACATTTGTTGGTTCATCTATTAGACCCTGTGTTAATAATCTTATATCTCTCTCAAACTTATCATTTTTTGCTCCCCCATCTCCTATATCATCAATATATATTTGTTCTTTTGTTAATGTTCCAGTATTATCACAATCCCAATATTCATGTGTTACACCCACACATTTCCATGAATGTCCTAATTTAATAAATCTTGTATTGTAATATTCAATTACATTATTCTTTTGAATTATTTTATAACCACTTTGATTTAAATTTTCTTTGTTAAAATTTATTACTTTTAATATCATATCTGCATCTAATAATAATCCATATGTAGTATTTAAATCCCATCCTAATACTTTACAATATTCTACTGCATTATTAAATGCATTAGTTCGATTATGACCAAAATTTTTCCATTCATCATCGTATAATGCAAACTCAAATTTTTGTTCATTAAAAAATTCATGAATTTTTTGACGTGTATTATCTGTAGATCCTGTATCTGTTATACATATTGCATCACATATAGACATTGCATTTTTTATACATCTTTGTATAATTTTTTCTTCATTTTTTATCATCAAAATAAAAATAATTTTAACCATTTTTATAATTAATCTATTTACTTTTTTATATAAATATTTAATTATTAGTATTTATATGCAGAACATATTATTTATATCAAATGTTAAACCAGATAAATATCCTATTATAGATAAACATTATGAATGGGTTGGTATACATACAAATTTATCTTTTGAAAAATTTTCAGAAATTTATCACGATAAAAAACCATATGCAATTTATACTTACGGTGATATGAGTATTTGGAAATATTTACCTACTATTTTTGATGTACGAAAAAAATGGATACATCTTCAAATATTACCTGAAAATTTAGATATAATATCTTGTGTTTTTTCTGGAGTAATTGAACATGAATATGATTCTCATCATCCACTTTTATCCGTAATAACAACAACTTATAATAGTAAAGAAAAAATCCAAAGACCCTGGAAAACATTACGTAATCAAACATATACTAATTGGGAATGGATTGTTTGGGATGATTCTGAAGATACTAAAACATATGAAAATTTATTAGAAATGCAAAAGAAGGATTTAAGAATGCGTGTTTATAAAGCACCAAAACATTCTGGTATTATTGGTGAAATGAAAAGATTAGCATCCGGTGTTGCATACGGTTCTTTTATTATTGAATTAGATCATGATGATGAAATACATTCTGAATTATTTCAATGGGTTATTGATGCATCTAAATTTCACAAAGAAGCAAATTTTTTTTATACTGATTCTGCACAATTATATGAAAGAACACTAAAAACTCATTCATATGGTGATTTTTTTGGTTATGGTTATGGAAGTCATGCAAATGTTTGGTCTGAAATGCATAATCAATGGGTTATATCTACTGTATGTGCACCTCCAAATGCAATTACTTTAAGACATTTAATTGGTATGCCTAATCATATACGAGTATGGAAAACAGAATTATATGATAAAATTGGTAAACATAATCCTAGATTATCTGTTTCAGATGATTATGAATTATTAGTTAAAAGTTATATACATGGTAAATGGTGTCATATACGTGCATGTGGTTATTATCAATATCGTAATGAAGATGGAAATTTTACATTTATTAGAAATAGTTTGATTCAACATAATGTAAAACATATATATAATCATTATAAATCTCAATTACCTCAACCAATAGAAAATTTTAAAATAGAACCTGTTTGGAAATTTGATAATGATATATATCCAACAACACATTTAACCTATGATCCAAATCCTCATAATTATTCTATTATTTTAATTGATCCAGTAGTTGAAACATTACAAAAAATATTTAATATTAATAAATCAATTCATATATATATAATTGGTAAATGTCCAAATAATATTCTTAATGAATGGAAATCAAAAATTACTTGGTGGGATTTAGGTTCAGATAATATAAATGATAAACTTCGATATGCTAAAAAATTACTTGTTTCTGGTAAAAATGTATTATTAGAAAATGAAATTGATCAATTATATAACAAACCAAAAATAAATATTATAACACCATGTTGTCGATCTGATAATTTAGATATAATAATAAAATCAATTAATTTTGAATTAATCAATAAATGGTACATTATCTATGATACTTCTAAAGATAGAACTTATGCTAAAAAATTTCAAGATAATCCAAAAGTAGAAGAACATTTTTGTTCTGAAACTGGGACAGTTGGTCATCCACAAAGAAATTTTGGATTAAATTTAATTAATGATGGTTTTGTTTATTTCTTAGATGATGATAATATAATACATCCAGAATTTTGGAATATCGTACCTACATTAGATATTAATCATTTTTATACATTTGATCAACAACAAATTTATGTTGGTAAAATATTAAAAGGTGATCAAATTGAAGTATATCATATTGATACTGCACAATTTATAATACCAAAACAACTAATTAAAAATCTAACATTTGATATTAATAAATATGAAGCGGATGGTATATTTATTACAAAAATAAATGAATTATACCCTAAAAATCATATATATATATCAAAAATTGCATGTTATTATAATTATTTAGAAGTTAATAATTTAATTCAAATATCAAATATTGATTTTTCAAAACCATCAAAATTATGTAAATTAATGGGAGAATGCGGAAGTGATAAAGGTTCAGAAGATATTATGAATTCACGTCATAATTATACTTTAATCTATAATGAATTATTCAAAAATTTATTTGATAAAAATATTAATATATTTGAATTAGGTATTGGTACTACAAACCCTAAGATTACATCACATATGGATTTGACTTGTAAAAGTGGTGCATCTTTAAAAGCGTGGTCTGAAATATTTCCTAATGCAAATATCTATGGTGCTGATATAGATAAAACAATATTATTTAATGAAGATAGAATTAAAACATATTATTGTGATGAAAGAGATTTAAATTCTATTAAGTCTATGTGGGAAAATATAGATGTTAAATTTGATATAATAATAGATGATGGTATACATGAACTTAATGATAACATTAGATTTTTTGAAAATTCAATACATAAATTAAACCATAATGGTTATTACATTATTGAAGATATTCATCATTATGATTTATTAAATTTTAGAAATAAAATTAGAGAATTAAATTCAATATATCCTAATTTACAATTTCAGTTATTATGTGTTCCAAATAAAAATTACAATGATAATACATTATTAATAATCTATTATAAATATCATTATACACTTGATTTAACATTTAATTTACATAATTCATTAAATCTATTATATAATACTATTCCTAATAATCCAATGATATGTGTTGAAATCGGTTCATTTGAAGGTAAAGGTAGTTTATTAATTGCAGATAAATTATGTAAGAATAAAGATAGTAAATTATATTGTATAGATCCTCTTGATAATAAATATGTAAAAGATAATACAAATTTATCATTTTGGGATAATGTATGTAATGGTCAAAAAGATAGATTCTATTATAATACTAAAAATCATTCTAATATAATTCTATTAGAAGGTACATCTGATGAAATGATATCTAAAATAGAAGATAATACAATTGATTTTGTATATATAGATGGTGATCATTCTCCTGAACAAGTGTATAAAGATGCAATAAATATGTTACCCAAAATGAAATCAAATAGTATTATTTTATTTGATGATTATGAATTTAATATAAATAATGTTAAAACATCAATTGGTATTGATAAATTTTTAAGTGAAATTAAAGATAAATATGAACTATTATTTAAAAAATATCAACTTGCAATTAGAATTAAATAGATATATTACTTCACGTATTAGAAAAATTTATAAATTTTACGTCCACGTCTTCATATTAAAATAATCTCTTTAGGTTATTTTAATATTTGACGATAAATCTATTATTTAAAATAGATCAAGTTGAACCGTTAGGTCATGAGCATCATTACCATTACCTCCTGTATATGTTAATTGGACATGGATTCTATCTCCTGTATTAACTGATACTAATATAAATAATTAATTTGCAAATTCAAATCATACTTCTGTTATTTTATGACATATTAATTTATTCACAATTTATATTGTAAATTGTCTTTATAAAATAAATTATGGAATTGCTGTATTTGAATTTAATGTATATAATAATGATGCTATTCTATCTAATGCAGATTCTACTGTAGTTGGTGCAGTAGATGCCCAATCTGATGAATTTGCTGGTGTATAACTATTTGATGCATTTTGACCTTGTGGTCCTTGGTTACCTTGATCTCCTTGTGTACCTTGATTTCCTTGTGCACCTGTATCTCCTTGATCACCTTTTGCACCTTGATTTCCTTGTGTACCTTGATTTCCTTGATCACCTTTTGCACCTTGAGTTCCTTGTGTACCTTGATTTCCTTGTGTACCTTGATTTCCTTGTGTACCTGTATCTCCTTGATCACCTTTTGCTCCTTGAGTTCCTTGTGTACCTTGATTTCCTTGTGTACCTGTATCTCCTTGATCACCTTTTGCTCCTTGAGTTCCTTGTGCACCTTGATTTCCTTGAGCACCTGTATCACCTTGATCGCCTTTTGCTCCTTGATTTCCTTGTGTACCTTGATTTCCTTGTGTACCTGTATCTCCTTGATCACCCTTTGCTCCTTGAGTGCCTTGATTTCCTTGAGTACCTTGAGTTCCTTGATTGCCTGTAGGACCAAGTGCTGCGTAACTAAATGAAATATTTGAAAATGCATCACCAGTCTTTATTAAATTTATATAACCAGTATAGGCTCCAGATGTAGGCGTTCCAACACTATAGTGTATTAGTGAAGAATTTACATAATACTTAACACCAGCGGTTGTCAGCTCTACTGTATAAGTGCTTCCTGGACTGTAGGTTATAGAACCATATCCACCCGCAGAGCCACTTTGTGATCCATAAACAAGTCCATTTGAATGAAATAAAAATCCGTATGTTAGAGCTCCACTATTTCCAACAATATTTAAACCTAAATATTGAAATGCTAATGATGCAACTGTAATACGAGCAGAAACAGATGCAAAATTATAAGATTCTTTTGTAAGAATTATATCATTAACATCATCGTTTGCAGTTTTTGAGACAGAATTAAATGCATTTAATGTATCATTTACAGTAGGAAGAAGAGTAAATGGTGGTCCTGTTGCACCAGTTGTGCCTTGCATACCTTGATTGCCTTGATTTCCTTGGGCACCTGTATCTCCTTGATCACCTTTTGTTCCTTGATTTCCTTGATTTCCTTGATTTCCTTGATCGCCTTTTGCTCCTTGATTTCCTTGTGTACCTTGATTTCCTTGAGGACCGGTGTCACCCTGATCACCTTTTGCTCCTTGACTTCCTTGTGTACCTTGATTTCCTTGTGCACCTGTATCACCCTGATCACCTTTTGCTCCTTGATTTCCTTGTGCACCTTGATTTCCTTGAGCACCTGTATCACCTTGATCACCTTTTGCGCCTTGATTTCCTTGAGTACCTTGATTTCCTTGAGCACCTGTATCACCTTGATCACCTTTTGCGCCTTGATTTCCTTGAGTACCTTGATTTCCTTGAGTACCTGTATCTCCTTGATCGCCTTTTGCGCCTTGATTTCCTTGAGTACCTTGAGTACCTTGAGTACCTTGATTACCTTGAGTACCTGTATATCCTTGATCTCCCTTTGCACCTTGAGCACCTGTATCACCTTGATCACCTTTTGCGCCTTGATTTCCTTGAGTACCTTGATTACCTTGAGCACCTGTATCACCCTGATCACCTTTTGTTCCTTGAGTGCCTTGATTTCCTTGTGCACCTGTATCACCCTGATCGCCTTTTGCTCCTTGTGCACCTTGATTTCCTTGTGCACCTGTATCACCTTGATCACCTTTTGCGCCTTGATTTCCTTGAGTACCTTGATTACCTTGAGCACCTGTATCACCTTGATCTCCCTTTGCACCTTGAGCACCTGTATCACCTTGATCACCTTTTGCGCCTTGATTTCCTTGAGTACCTTGATTTCCTTGAGTACCTTGATTTCCTTGAGCACCTGTATCTCCTTGATCTCCCTTTGCACCTTGAGCACCTGTATCTCCTTGATCGCCTTTTGCTCCTTGAGTTCCTTGTGCACCTTGATTTCCTTGAGCACCTGTATCACCTTGATTTCCTTGAGTACCTTGATTTCCTTGAGTACCTGTATCTCCTTGATCGCCTTTTGCTCCTTGAGTTCCTTGTGTACCTTGATTACCTTGAGCACCTGTATCTCCTTGATCTCCCTTTGCACCTTGAGCACCTGTATCTCCTTGATCACCTTTTGCTCCTTGAGTTCCTTGTGCACCTTGATTTCCTTGAGTACCTGTATCACCTTGATCACCTTTTGCGCCTTGATTTCCTTGAGTACCTTGATTTCCTTGAGTACCTGTATCACCTTGATCTCCCTTTGCACCTTGAGCACCTGTATCACCTTGATCACCTTTTGCTCCTTGACTTCCTTGTGTACCTTGATTACCTTGAGCACCTGTATCTCCTTGATCGCCTTTTGCTCCTTGAGTTCCTTGAGTACCTTGATTTCCTTGAGCGCCTGTATCTCCTTGATCGCCTTTTGCTCCTTGAGTACCTGTATTACCTTGAGCACCTGTATCTCCTTGATCTCCCTTTGCACCTTGAGCACCTGTATCACCTTGATCACCTTTTGCGCCTTGACTTCCTTGTGTACCTTGATTACCTTGAGTACCTGTATCTCCTTGATCGCCTTTTGCTCCTTGAGCACCTGTATCACCTTGATCACCTTTTGCTCCTTGGTTTCCTTGTGTACCTTGGTTTCCTTGATCACCTTGATCACCTTTTGGACCAAGTATATTTGCATTAATAGTTGTATGTACATGTGATTGAGTAGAATCTCTTAATTCAATTGTTGTATGACGATTATTACCAGTAAAATTTCCATATATGCGAGCCTGAATTCGTTTTGTTAAATCTGGTAATGTTGTAGATGGAACAGATAAACTATATGTATATATACCTTGTAATCCTGCTGCTACACCTGTTGCACTTGCACTTGTACCTGCAGCAATTAATGTTGGATTACTAATACCATCCGAATCAACATAATATACAGAACCATAAAATGTTACTCCTGCAGTTGTAGCATTTGAAAAATGTATATTAAAATCCCATAACCCCCCCAAAATAAACGTTGAAGTAGTGCTACTAACTTCACTTGTACATGTAAGTAGAAGTATATTATTTACATTACTATAATTACCTGAATTTACTAGCGTTTGTGCAGTAATCACAGGGAGTAGTAATAAATTTCCAGTTAGAGGACTTGTACCACTTACTGAATCACAATATAATATCAAACCACTTGAAATTCCATCAGCACCTTGACTTCCTTGATCGCCTTGATCGCCTTGATCACCTTGATCTCCTTTTGCACCTTGATTACCTTGAGCACCTGTATCTCCTTGATCTCCCTTTGCACCTTGAGCACCTGTATCTCCTTGATCTCCTTTTGCACCTTGAGTACCTTGATTACCTTGAGCACCTGTATCTCCTTGATCGCCTTTTGCTCCTTGAGTACCTTGATTACCTTGAGCACCTGTATCTCCTTGATCTCCTTTTGCTCCTTGAGCACCTGTATCTCCTTGATCGCCTTTTGCTCCTTGATTACCTGTATCTCCTTGATCACCTTTTGCTCCTTGATTACCTGTAGCACCTTGAGCACCTGTATCTCCTTGATCTCCCTTTGCACCATCGTCTCCTTGAGCACCTGTATCACCTTGATCTCCTTTTGCTCCTTGAGCACCTGTATCTCCTTGATCTCCTTTTGCTCCTTGAGTACCTGTATCTCCTTGATCACCTTTTGCTCCTTGAGCACCTGTATCTCCTTGATCTCCTTTTGCACCTTGAGCACCTGTATCTCCTTGATCACCTTTTGCTCCTTGAACACCTGTATCTCCTTGATCACCTTTTGCACCTTGAGCACCTGTATCTCCTTGATCACCTTTTGCACCTTGAGTACCTGTATCTCCTTGATCTCCTTTTGCACCTTGAGCACCTGTATCTCCTTGATCACCTTTTGCACCTTGAGTACCTGTATCTCCTTGATCTCCTTTTGCACCTTGATTACCTTGAGCACCTGTATCTCCTTGATCACCTTTTGCACCTTGAGTACCTGTATCACCTTGATCACCTTTTGCTCCTTGAGTACCTGTGTCTCCTTGAGCACCTGTATCACCCTGATCACCCTTTGCACCTTGATCACCTGTATCTCCTTGATTACCTGTATCTCCTTTTGCACCTTGATCACCTGTATCTCCTTGATCTCCTTTTACACCTTGAGCACCTATATCTCCTTGATCTCCTGTATCTCCTTGATCACCTTTTGCACCTTGAGCACCTGTATCTCCTTGATCTCCTTTTGCACCTTGAGCACCTGTATCTCCTTGATCTCCTGTATCTCCTTGATCACCTTTTGCACCTTGAGCACCTGTATCTCCTTGATCTCCTGTATCACCTTTTGCTCCTTGATTACCTGTATCTCCTTGATCACCTTTTGCTCCATTGTCTCCTTGATCACCTTTTGCACCAGTGTCGCCTTGATCTCCTTTTGCACCTTGTTCTCCTGCAGCACCTTGATCACCTTGTGGACCATCATTTCCAGGTAAACCGTCATCACCTTGTGGTCCTTCACTACCTTGTGGTCCTTCACCACCTTGTGGTCCTTCACTACCTTGTGGTCCTTCATTCCCTTGTGGTCCTTCACCTCCCTGTGGTCCTTCACTACCTTGTGCTCCTTCACCGCCTTGTGGTCCCTGATCACCTTGTGGTCCCTGATCACCTTGTGGTCCCTCATTCCCTTGTGGTCCTTCACTACCTTGTGCTCCTTCACCACCTTGTGGTCCCTCATTCCCTTGTGGTCCTTCACTACCTTGTGCCCCTTCACCGCCTTGTGGTCCCTCATTCCCTTGTGGTCCCTCACTACCTTGTACTCCTTCACTGCCTTGTGCTCCTTCACTACCTTGTGGTCCTTCATTACCTTGTGGTCCCTGATCACCTTGAAATCCTTGATCTCCTTGCCCTTGATCTCCTTGAAATCCTTGATTACCTTGTGGTCCTTGTTCTCCTTGATCTCCTTGTGGTCCTTGTGGTCCTTGATCACCTTGATCTCCTTGATCACCTTGTCCTTGATCACCTTGAGGTCCTTGATCTCCTTGATTACCTTGATATCCTTGATCTCCTTGATTGCCTTGATCTCCTTGTGGTCCTTGATCTCCTTGAGGTCCTTGATCTCCTTGGTCTCCTTGATCACCTTGAGGTCCTTGATCTCCTTGTCCTTGATCTCCTTGTGGTCCTTGATCTCCTTGATTACCTTGATCTCCTTGATCTCCTTGAGGTCCTTGATCCCCTTGTCCTTGATCTCCTTGTGGTCCTTGATCTCCTTGATCACCTTGATCTCCTTGAGGTCCTTGATCCCCTTGTCCTTGATCTCCTTGTGGTCCTTGATCTCCTTGAGGTCCTTGATCTCCTTGAGGTCCTTGATCTCCTTGTCCTTGATCTCCTTGAGGACCTTGATCTCCTTGTAGTCCGTGTTCTCCTTGATCACCTTGTGGACCTTGATCTCCTTGTCCTTGTTCACCTTGATCACCTTGTGGACCTTGTGGTCCTTGTTCACCTTGATCACCTTGTGGTCCTTGTTCACCTTGGTCACCTTGTCCTTGATCACCTTGAGGTCCTTGTTCACCTTGAGATCCAAAAGTGCCATTAATACCTTGAACGCCTTGAGCACCTTGTGCTCCTTGATCACCTTTAGCGCCTTGATCACCTTTAGCACCTTGATTACCTTGTGTACCACTATTTCCTTGTGGACCAATATTACCTTGTGGACCAATATTACCTTGTGCTCCTTGATCACCTTTAGCACCTTGATTACCTTGTGTACCACTATTTCCTTGTGGACCAATATCACCTTGTGGACCTTGATCACCTTTAGCACCTTGATTACCTTGTGTACCAATATTACCTTGTGGACCTTCATTTCCTTGTGCACCAATATTACCTTGTGGACCTTGATTGCCTTGTGAACCATTATTTCCTTGTAATCCTGTTGGCCCTGTATTGCCAATATTTTTTGCTATTTGTTTAACACCTATTATAACAGATGGTGTTGGTGATGTTGTTAATGGCGGTGTATTATCTACATATAAAACTTGAATATCATTATCTTCAGAATAAAATACAAATTCAATATAATCGTTATTATTTAAATTAAATATATATGAATATGATGCTGTTGTTATAATACCATTAGTTACTACTATATTATTATTTGTATTTTGAATATTAACACCATTTAGTCGTGCCCATACTAATACTAAACTAGATCCAGTAGTTGTTTTATTTAAATGTATAATATAATTAAATTCATATGTTCCTAATGTTGATACTTTTATTTGAGAATCATTATTAATTGTTATTTCAGAAGAAGAAATATTTATAGAATAATTTTTTAATAAAGTTGGTACAGTTAATTCATCAACTATTTCAATATCTTGAGTTATATTTGAATATATATATCCATATATATTTACACCATCTGGTCTTGGTCCTGTATATCCAGTTGGTCCTGTATTTCCAGATAAACCTATACTTCCTGTTGGACCTGTTGATCCTGTTACTCCTGTATATCCAGTTGGTCCTGTATTTCCAGATAAACCTATACTTCCAGTCGGTCCTGTTGATCCTGTTACTCCTGTATTTCCTGTTGGTCCTGTATCTCCAGATAAACCTAAACTTCCTGTTGGACCTGTTGATCCTGTTACTCCTGTATTTCCTGTTGGTCCTGTATTTCCTGTTGATCCTGTATTTCCGGTTGGTCCACCAGATGGACCAGTATTTCCAATACTTCCTGTTGGTCCAGTGCTACCCACACTTCCTGTATTACCTTGAATACCTTGAATACCTTGAAATCCTCTTGGTCCAAATGGTCCAGTCTCACCAGTTGGTCCTATTTGTCCAACTGGTCCTCTAATTCCAATACTTCCTGTTGGTCCCTCTATTCCTTGAAGACCAATAGGTCCTGTACTTCCTGGACTACCTGTTGGTCCCGTTCTACCTAGAAAACCAGTTGGACCTGTTTGACCTGTATATCCTGGAGGTCCAGTAAGTCCTGGAGGTCCGGTTGATCCATTTAAACCAGATTGTCCTCTAATACCAGTTGGTCCAGTAAATCCTGTATTTCCAGTAAATCCTGTATTTCCAGTAAATCCTGTTTGCCCTCGACTTCCAGATGGTCCTGTTGGTCCATATACTGCTATAGTACCACCTGTTACTCCACCTAATTGTGTTCTTATACCATCTTGATCAATATAAAATAATATATTATTTTCTTGATATAATGTTATTGTAGATTCAGTTGTTCCAGATGGTCCATTTATATTTAAAAATGATGATTCCATTCCATGTGTAGCATACATAGTACCATAATTAGTAAATCCTATATGCCCAGTTGGTCCAATAATAAAATCATCTATTGCATTTGTATAAATATATTTAAATGGTTTATCTGATGTGCCAATTGTAAATTCTGGTAAATTAGGTACAATTGATCCAGTAAGACCTAACGTTTCACCTGTTGTTACTGGTGCTGTTTGTTGCACAGGTTTAAAATAACGTAATAATGTTGGAATTGACGATACATTGTTTACTGTATTTGACATACTATTATTTTATTTATTTTTTACATATATTTATATAAAAACATAGAATTATTTATATATAAAGATGAAAAACGCAAAAAAACCAAATAATAAACTATTAATTGATAATTCATTAATTGAAAATGAAGATCAAAAAAATGAATGGTTATTAAATGACAATAAAATTAATATAAATCATAAAAATATAGACTTAAACTCTCCTGAAAATACTGAAAATAGTGAATATATTAAAATAATTACTGCATCTTTAGAATTAAATCAAATTGAATTTCCAAGATTATTTGAATTAAATGAAGATGCAATATCTGATATTTTAAAAAAAATGTTATCAATTGGATATAATACATATTTTCCAAAAAATGATTTTAATAATGAATCTAAATTAAATTATGAAAATCAACCTCAATTGTCTACTAAATTTGATATTTTAGATACATTAATTAATAAATTAACAGGTATATCTAATAATTCTAAAAAAATTGGTATTTTTGGTGAAAATTACATTCAGGAATTAATTGCTAAAAATTTTATCGGAGTTAGTTATCAAAAAACTGGTGAGATAGATCATAGTGGTGATGGTTTATTAACATTAAGTAATGGATCTGAAATTCTAATTGAAATTAAAAATTATTCTAATATTGTAAATGATGATGAAGTTGATAAATTTACATTTGATATGAAAACAACAAAAAGAAAATATGGTTTATTTTTGAGTCTAAATAGTAAAATTAATAAATCTAAAATTCTTGATTTAAGAACATTCACCCATGATAATGAAAATTATTACCAATTCTTTGTATCAAATTTAAGTGATGATTTACATCGTTTAGAAGTTGGTATATTGTTATTACAAGTTCTTAGTGAACATAAAAATCAAAAACATAAAGAATATATATTAGATGATACGATTAAAGAAAAATTAACAATTTTAATTGATCATATTAATGAAAATGAAAAATTAAGAGGATATTTTCTTGATACTGAAAAAGATATTCGTAATTCATTAAATAATTTTTATCAAAAATTAAGAGATAATCATATGGATATTGAAAATAAAATTAAAAGTATATTTACTACATTAAAAGATAATAATATTACAAATTTACCTTCTGAATCTGAAGAAAATCAATTATTAATTAAATATAAAAATACAAAAATTATAAATATTCTTAAAAAAACAATTGATTATTTAGATACTAATTCAATAGAGTATACTTTTAACGATAAAGAAATTAATATTAAAGATCATGGACTAATTAAAATATTAAAAGAAAAGATTGTATTAAATACTAAATCTAAACTTATAATTCCAATAAATATTGATAATTGGCAATTATTTGCAAATCAATTTAATTTATAAAAATCTATTAAAATTGAAAAATTGTTTATATAACCATTATACATAATTACTATTAATATATTTTGATAATATGGCAAAATCAAAATATAATAAAGGATTAGGATCAAAAAATTTAACAAATGTATTAAAAGATCCTGAATATGATGATTTTAATATATTAGATTCTGAATTAAAATATATTAACACTTTATTTGATAATGTATGTGAAAATGATTGTGAATTATATATTCATAATAATAGTAAACCACAAAAATCTGAATACGAGTATTTAGATAATTTAAAAGAATGGCGAATAAAAAAAAATAAATTAAAATTTTTATCAGATCAAGCAGATAAAAAATATTTTGATTATGAAAATAATTTTAATATAAAAAAAGAAAATGCATTGAAAAATTCAAATGATATTGAAAAAATAATTACTGATGAAGAATATGAAAAATTTAAAGAAGATCAACGTCGGTACAAAATTGAATATAATTTTTGTCGTGTTATAGATGAAATTAAAAGTTATGTTAAAGATATGATAATCGCAAGAACATCATTTTATTATCATCAAGATATGACAATGTCTCCTAAATTTAATATTATTGATAATAAAATTTACAAAAATATATATGATTTATATCTTTTTGAAAAGTATCCATAAAAAATTTAATTTAAAGTAATACCGTAAATATACATTATAAAAAAATGGTTCTTGCTTTAACTAGTCTTGCATTCTTACTTACATATGCATCAATGCCTAGTTTTTATAATTGGATGACACAATTTAATAAATCATATGATTCAATGAAAGAATATGTGCATCGTAAAAGAATTTATACATCTAATATTCTTAAAATTGCAAAACATAATTCAATTGAAAATTCATGGAATATGGCAGTAAATAAATTTGCAGATATGACATCTTCTGAATTTAAATCATTTGTTGGAGGTTGTTATAATTACAGTGCAAAAAATAATACTAATAATGAAAATTATTTAGAAAATTTTGAGATTGAATTACCAGCATCAGTTAATTGGACTGCAAAAGGTGCAGTCACTCCAGTTAAAAATCAAGGACAATGTGGATCATGTTGGGCATTTTCAACAACTGGAGCAGTTGAAGGCGCTTATTTTTTATCTACTTTTAAACTTGAATCTTTATCTGAACAACAATTAGTAGACTGTGCTCAATCAGAAGACAATCAAGATTGTGATAGTGGTCTTATGGACTATGGATTTCAATATATTATTGATAATAAAGGTATTACTAGTGAAAGCAATTATCCATATAACGATCGTGATTGTACTTGCGCATATAATAAAACAAATGATGTAGTTTCTACAATTTCAAGATTTGTAAATGTACAAACAAATTCGGAAATAGCATTAATGTCTGCAATTGTTCAACAACCTGTAAGTGTTGCAATTGAAATAGATCAAAATATATTTCAATTCTACAGTTCTGGTGTAATAACTTCAAAATGTGGAACTAAACTTAGTTCAGTTCCTGATCATGGTGCACTTGCAGTAGGATATGGTACATTAAATAATCAAGATTATTGGATTGTTAAAAATTCATGGGGAGAAGATTGGGGAATGAATGGATATATTCTTCTTGGACGTGGATTTCAATATGGTTCTACTGGACAATGTGGTATTCAAATTGATTCATCTTATCCAATTATTTAATTATAATTAATATTTTTATAAATATTAATTATATGGATAAAAATATTATTAATAGTCATAATTTATCATTAATATTTATTTGTATTATTTTATCATTTTGTATAATAATTTATAATTTACCTGATAGTTTAAAATATCAAATTCCCGATTACATACCAAGACAATTAACTTTTTATAATAAAGAATTACAAAAAAGTACACCTATTTCTGATATTAGTTATAATGGCGTACCTGCTAAAATTCATCAAATATTAAATACAAAATATGTTACTGAAAAAATGTATAATACTATAATGAATAATTTAGATAATAATATTGATTTTGAATACTATTTTTATGATAATAAAAATGCATTACAATTTATTGCTGATAATTATATTGATGAAGTTGTTTATACATATAATTCATTAAATGATGGTCCTTTTAAAAATGATTTATCTAAATATTGTATATTATATATGCTAGGTGGAATATATTTTGATACACATTATATAGTAAATACAAAATTAAACGATTATATTAGTACTCATCCTCTTGTATTTACACTTGATACATCTACAAATTTAATTTCAACATCTGTAATTATTGCACCACCTGGATTAAATATTTTTAGAACTGCAATTGATATATTACTTAATATAATTAACTCTAATAAAATTAAATTTAAAAAAAATCAACAATTATTATATTCTCAACAATTATTATCAACATTAATTAATGAAAAAAATTATAATCAATATATTACATTAAATTTAAATAATAATATTATTAGTGATATAGAAACAAATATAACAATGTTTTCACCTTATTCTTATAGTAAATTAGATAAATTTTTTATATAAATATTTAGGATTAATCATGTTTAATTCTTAAAATTATTATATTATATATTTTATGAATTATAATTATTATATTATTATTATTATTAATGCAGTTGTTATTTATTTATTCTCACTTCAATATTTTAATGCTCCAATGTCATTTAAATTAAATAATATTTATGAAAGAACTAAAATTGTTAAAAATACAACCAGATGTCCTCATATTATTCATCAAATTGTTCCAAATATGTCAGATGTACCATCTGGATTATATCATACTATTAAACATAATATTAGATTAAATCCTGAATTTGAATATAGAATTTATGATTATAAATCAATTGAAGAAATATTAAAAAATGAATTTGATGAAAATGTATTATCTGCATATAACTCTACAGATTCTTATAAAATAAAATCTGATTATATTAAATTAGCATTTATCTATCGATATGGTGGTATATTTATCGATATTAAAAATATATGTGTTTATCGTTTTATTAATCTTATTCGAATTAATAATGTATTTTATGTTCATAATTTAACTAATAATACAATTGATTTATCTCTCTTAGCATCTCATTCAAACAATCCTGGTATTAAAAATGCATTTAATGAAGCATCTAATCGATTATTAGAAAATTATTATGGAAATAGTTATGATGAAATTACAGGAGGAACATTATTGGGTAATCATTTATTTTATTTAGGATATCTTCTTAAATATTCATTATTAACTATTGATAATAATAATATTATAAAATTAAGAAAAGATAATAAAGAAATACTAAAAATATATCCTTCTTTTGATAAGGAAAATATTTCAAATGGATTATTACCTGATATAACTGTCGAATGGAATGAAGGAATATTATATAATATTTAAAAATTGATAATTATTAATTATATAATAATTAATAATTATATAAAATGTTGTCACGACGAATTCTTATTGATATAAAAAGTGTAACTGAAAATAAATCATTAGAACATTGGGATGGTATTTCATCTATTTTTTATAATAGTAATGAAACAAATATTAATAAAGGACATTTTTTAATTTTAGGTGTTGAAAATTCTCCTTATTTTGGTGGATTTTATTTTTTTGATCATACTTTTCCTGATAATTATCCATTCTCTCCACCACAATGGAAATTTTTATCTAATGATGGTAAAACACGATTCAATCCTAATTTATATCAACCAAATTCTAATCCAACATATGATGGAAAAGTTTGTTTGTCTATTTTAAATACATGGGGTGAATCTACATGGTCACAAGTTCAGAGGTTATCATCAGTGGTTGAAACAATTCGTGCACATTTATTTCATGATAAACCATTAATTAATGAACCTGGTTATTCAGATAAAGATCCAATGAATGAAATTTATTCTAGAATGCTTTATTATCAAAATTTAAATTTTAATGTATATAGTAATATTGTACAAACTCCTATATATGCAAAACCATTTAAACAATTAATGAAAGAAAATTTTATAAAAAATAAAGATTACTTTCAAAAATATATAGACGATAATAAATATTTACACAATAAATCAGAAAATATAAGATATGATTCTCAAGTAATTACTTATAATTTTGAACAATTAGAAAAAAAGTTTAAAGAAATTATTACAATATGTGAATCATAATTATTTTATTATATATTAATATGAGTGAAAATTATCAAGATGCCGGCGATTCGCCAATGGATTTATCTTCTGAAGGTGGTTCATCATTAAATATATCATCAGAAGAACAACACGGAGGAAATATGATATCTAACGTATTTATGTTAGGATGTATAACATATTGTTGTTTAACAATGGTATTATCAATAATTATGATATTTATTATAAATAGCGGCGGTCATTGTAAAAATAGAGGTGGTAAAAAATAATTACTAAAATATAATCTTTTTTATTATAATATTATATTATATTATAATATGAATCAATATATGATTATAGGTGCATGTGTGCTATTTTGTGTATTATTAATAGTAAATGGTGCATTACTTGGTGTTATTACTGAAGGCGCTGGATGTAATGAATATTAATAATAAAAATATTTAATTTTATTATTAATTTTTATCAATTCTCATTGTAAATAAAAAGATTATAATAAATACAGCGACACCACCAAATACGATATACATAAAATTCCATAAATTTACTGTAATTTCCATATTTCCAAAATTTCCAATTTCATTTAATAATAAATACTGAGATAACATTGATTCTGGTTTATTTTCTACTAATTTTCCATTATCATTTAAACATTTATATTTTAATGTATCTGGCGATGGATCTATATCTATACATGGATATATTGTTTTTTCATTTATTTTTGATATTCCATATTTACTTAATGTTAATCCTTGATCATTTAATGCTTGCTCTATTTTTAATACATCTTTATCTAAAATTCCATTATTATATGCAAATGTTGTATATAAATATATTAATTGAGCAATAAATTTTGGTGTAAATGATTTATCAAAATATAAATAACTATTATCAGCATCCGCATATATATAATTTTTTAAATTAATATCTTTATTATTTACTCTATAAAACTGAAAATCAACTAATAGTTTTGATCCTTTTGTTACTGAATCTATTATTGTTATTTGCCAATATCCATTATCTAATTTTTGTGCTGATATTACTTTATTAGATGCCATATATTTATAATTTAGAAATTAATTTTTCTTTTTTCCCTTATCACCAACTAATAATAAAATTAATGCAATACTTATTATTATTAATAATCCATTTAAAAATGTTAATCCATACATATAATACACATTATACTCTTTTATATCCATATTATTACTATTACATGATAATGTTGATCCACCTACATTTATTGTATTTGTCCCTGATGATTGACCTGATTTTGATTCTCCCGATCCTGATGGTCCACTTGATAATCCAGGTGATAATCCTCTTGATAATGGCGGAGCTCCAGATATTGGAGATGGTATTACTGGTCCTACTGATAATGTATTACAATTATATGCATTATATGCTTTATACATTGCATTATTTGCAAGTAATTCTACTTGTTTTGTTCTTTTATTTGAATCCTGTTCATATGCAAAATTAATACATAATGATTTTTTTATTCTATCCATTGTAGTATCTGATGTATCTAATGATGTTTTAATATCATTATATGATTTACCATTAAACATAACACTACCTGCTGTACCTGAATTTATCTCATATAGTATATTATTAGTTACACCACTATTTGTTATACTATAGTTTAAATATACAATATCTAAATTTGGAGAAGTTCCATCTAAATATATATATTTATTATCTGGTGATATATAAAAAAATCCAACATTCTTATCATCATTTTTTAAATTTGTTGGATTAAATATTCTAATTGTACTTACTATTGGTGTTGAAGATTTATCTAATATATCGTATAAACCAGTTAGTGGATTATATGTAATTGTACTGTATAAACTTGTTGCAAAAAATTCTCTGATTTTACTCATAAAGTAATATTATATTAATTTTCTAAATTTTATTATTCTGTTTTATTTAAATATACTTGTTCTATAGTGTTTTTCATAATAAAACGTAACACTTTAACATTTTTTGTCTGTCCTAATCTTACCGCTCGTCCTATCGCCTGTTTCTCTACATCTTTTCTATATTTATAATCATTTATTAAATGTGTATCTAATAATATTACACAAGATGCCTCTATTAAATTTGTTCCAGAATTTGCTCTGTCTGCTGATAATAATATTACCTTTTCTGAACCAGTTTTAAATTTCTTTAATTGTTTACTTACCACATATGCGTTACCTTTCAAATTTACATAATTTATCTTGTTATCTATCAATATGTCATTTATTAAATCTAATGTCTGTTTCTCTGTTGCAAATATAATAATTTTTCCATCATACTGTTTAATGTATTTTATTATTGCATCTATTTTAGTACCTCCATTTACTATATTTATATTCTCCTCTTCTTTTGTTTCTAATTTCTTTTTCATATCATCACCTGTTATTAAATTTAAATTTTTATCAACAATTGCATTAACTTCAGATCTTGTTAAAGGGTTTCTACACATTGGACATTTTATATTTTGCGTATTCTTAAACATCTCATTAACACAATTTCCACAATACATATGATTACATGTTGTTATCATTACTGAATCTAAATTACCAAAACAAATCATACACGGTTCATTCAAATTTTCTTCTATCATTGTATCAAAATTTTCAATCATCTTTTCTTTCGATTCAATTAATTTTAACTCTTTTTCTAATCCTCCCATTTGTTTCTCATTGCTATCTAGTTTTTTTGTAATTCTATCGATTGTTTCTTGAATTGTATATAAGTCTTTTGTATATAATACATCTGTCGTATATTCTCCTAATATAATACAATAATTAATTCTAATATGTTCTGGCACTGTATTTCGATCAGTATAAAACCATTCCATTAATTCTTTAATATATCCATTTGTCTTTTTCTGTGCATCTATCTTTTCTAAATGCTCTTTTTTCTTACTATTGTGTTGTGTTAACATTCGATTTTTTAAATCACTTACTGTAGAAAATCCATTTATAGATGTATCATGATTAGATATTTTATAATTTGTACATAATGCAATCATTCTTTTATTGTCTCCAGTGGCATTGTTATATAATAATTTTTCTATATTTGACATTTCTAATTCTATTATGTTTTCTTCATACTCTGGTATATGAATTTCATCATTTACTTTAACCAATTCATTATATCTGTAATATTTATTCATAAAATCCCATAAATCTTTTATATTTACATTAATCGAATATCGATAGTTTAATGTTATTGATTCATTTATCCAATAATTTCCATTTGATAAATATGATAAAATGTTTCTACAATCTAAATTCATAGTCGGTGTTGCTGATATTCCCCATTTATATAATCCAACTATTTTATTCATCATTATATTATTTCTTTTTGAATTTGCATCAGGTGAAAATATTTCATGTACTTCATCTATTATAACTCGTTTCCATAATATATCATGCAAATCATATAATTCAGAATGCACTAATCTTTTATCATTTTGTAAAAATGTTATCGGTATTATAACAACATCATAATTATTTATATTTTCTAACTTTAATTTATAAAAATCTCTCACTGAATTTATTATATAAGTTTTAACACTTGGTAGGTATTTTTTCATTTCACTATCCCATTGTTGTAATAATCGAACAGGTACTACTAATAAATTACATCTTGTTTTTAATCTATAATTATTATGTAATATTTTATACTGATTGTCCAATGTTGTTAATATATTATCTTTTATTATAATATCATCAAATTCAGTTTCTATAATTTTCTTCTTATAATCTAATATCATTTTACCTCTCTCTGTTATTATTGTATTAATATTTGTATCATCATCTGTTATGTGTACAGTTAATGTTAATGTTTTACCTAATCCTGTATTATCACATAATAATCCTCCTTGAATTTGACAAAAATATTTTACTATTTTATTCATATCTGGGTTTACTATGGTTTTTCCATGCATGTATAATATATTTTTATTAAATATGTAATAATAATCTACATTCATTTTATTATCAATACCATTTATAATTGTAAAACTATCTTCTGTATTTACAATTTTTTCTACATTTTTACACCAATTTACATTCTCTAATTGATAATTAAAAGGTTTTATCTTAAAATTTTTTGTTAATTTAAATTGTTCATATTTTGTGTTTGTAATATTCTTAATATTTAATTCAAAATTTGCTCTGTTATTTAATATCACATATAAAATTGTATCTTTTAAATATAATCGATTTACATCACTAATTACACTACTTGTTGTTAATTCAGTGTATAATTCATCAATTGAATTATTATTTAAATATAGATAGATTTGAATAATATATCTATTTTGCATATACTGATACTTACTTAAGGTAACAAATTTTGATAAAAATTTATTATCTTTACTTAAAAAATTTAATCTTTGTGGAGTAAATAATGTATAATTAGCATTCGCTATATTTAATTTAACATTAATTCCACCTGTATTATCAAATTTTTTTAATATCATTTGTGTATCATTTATATTAAATTTATATCCTGTTGTCGGATTATATTCTTGAGGATTTTCAAGATTTATTGTTATTGGTAATTCAAAAACTCCGATGTAAACCATTTGATTATTGATAATATTTTCATTAGTTTCTTCATCGGATTGACTACTTGTATTTGGTTTAGTTTGCAAAAACATTTTCTTAAATTACTTTTATGTATAAATTGTTCTTTATATTTCTTACATTTATTGTAATAGACTTAATTTATCTCAATTTTTCAAAAAATGTTTACGAATCCGCAATGAATATTAGATATGATAATGTTAAAATAATTCCTGCAATTATATCTTGGTCAATTATTGTTATATCTTATTATTATATTGTTCAAGAACCATTAGAAAATATTTACTTAAGAAGTGCAATGCTTGCATTAGCTATTTATGGTGTTTATAATGCCACCAATCTTGCAATTTTAACAAATTATACAACTGAACTTGCTATAAGAGATACAATCTGGGGTATATCATTATTTAGTGTTGTTACAATAATTTTTAGCTTTGTATAATATATGAATTTACCTAAAATTGGTGATATATTTGCAATACCATTCTTTTTTTTATTATCTATTTATTTTTATAAAAAAAATATTTTAACATTTGAAGAAAAAATATTATATTTATTTGCAATGGGCGGATTATTTGCTGATTTATTTTTTGTATTAATTCTTGATTATTAAATTAATTATTTCTTTTTATTCTTATTTAATGATAATTCTTGACTCTTAATAATTGCTCGTGATCCTTTTCCTTTACGTTTAAATTCCATTGAATCTTTTCCTTTATTTATTTGTTGTTTCTTAGTTTGTGGTGAATCCATACAATCTAGTTTATAATATCAACAATATATGAATGATGATTAAATAAATTTTTCAATTTTTATTATGACAATAGGAAGAATAAAAATTGGAAATTTTTATTATGACATTAGGAAGAATAAAAATTTTTAATTCCAGTCAAATATTAATCTTAGAGATCTTGAATACTCATTTATTATTTTTACATTTGGTAATTTCTCATTTAATTTAATAATTAACATCTCTAAGACAATTCTATTTAAATAATATTGTTTATCTTCCCAATAATAAATTCGATGACCATTATTTGCTTCTTTTATAATATTTTTAGTAATTATTAATGTAATAATATTAATAATTTCTATTTCTTTCTCTTTTGTTATAGTTAATAATATATCTTTTGAATATGATTCATTCATATCTATTTTATTTTTTATAAAAATCTCAAAAAATGTAGTGTTATTCATAGATGATAAATCTATCATAGATGATAAATCTATCATAGATGACATATCTAACTCATACAAATTATATGTCTGTCTAATATTTTTCCATACTGGTTCATATTTATATCCAATTATTATAACTAAGACGAGTATTATGATATTCTTAAAAAATGACATTTTATGATATAATCTAATTGTTAAATAAAATATTATTATCAATTTTTATTTATTTTAGATTTATATGAATAATTCACATATAATATTATTAAATCATTATCGAAAATATCAAAGTGGATCTAATAATTTAGTTGGTGGTCTACCATGGTATTATTATTTATGGCCCGGAAATTGGTTTTCATCTACCAAATTAAAATCTTCTACGACAGATAATATTTCCCAAGAAAATTCTAAAGATATAAAAAAGAAAAATATTAATTTACCATCATTAGTAAAAATAGATGTAAAATTATATAATCCATATTCTAAAGGTGGTAAATCAAAAAATATTATTCCTATTATTGAAAATGAATATAATTTAGGTAATCATAATTTTAAAAATAATGATCCAGAATCAAATGTTAAAATAGATTTTACAATTGTAAAATCTATGGATAATATATTATATGGCGCGGGTACTTTTACTGCTGTATATAAAATAAAAGATAATAATTCATCAATTAATGATCCAAATGTAAAAAATAATATATATATATTAAGACTTACAACACAAGATGAAAATAGACACATGTATGATAATTCAAAAATTCAAAAAGAATATAGGTTATTTAATAAATATTTACCATCTGTTTATTATTATGGTAATTTTATTGCATCTAATAATCATATTTACTATTATACAATAACTAAATTATACAATGATTTTCCAGTAATAAATGATGAATTAATAATTCCAAAAATATTATCAAATACAGATAAATTTGTATTTTTGTATAATAATATTGTAATGTTAAATGATTTAAGTAAATATAATTATACACATTTCGATTATAAAATAGAAAATGTTGGATTTGAAATAGAAAATAATGATATAAAAGTAATTTTAATTGATTATGATGAAAGTACATTACAAGAATTAACTCAAGATAATAGTAATTTTGTATTAGATTATAATAATAATGTTGTAAGTATAATTAATACACCTACGACTTATATTCCAGAATGGTTATCAAAACCAGATAATGTAAATCCAGTTATTTTTAATTATCGTTCACCAATTAGAAAATTTGATAAATTTGCGATACTTGGGTTATATTATCTTATATTAAATTTAAATATTCGATTTAAAAGAAGTTATATATTCCTATTTAATTTACCAAGTAGACAAATTTTAGAATATCAATATCGTTTTGAAAATAAGATTGATATATATGAATTATCTATGTATGATGTTTTACATTTAAATGAAATAGATTATAATGTTATACCCACATATGATTTATTACTCGAAATTCTTTCACCTATAATGAAAGATAAAAAAAAATATTTATTATAATTATTCTTCAAACCATGATTGATCTATGTTAATATTCTCTTTTATTTTCTTAACAATCTTATCATTTAATTTCTTACCACTTGCACTTTCACTATTTCTAAATTCATATAATTCATCCCATTTATTATTATCACAAAGATAATAATTCTTTGCATTATCTTTTGTAATTGTTAATCCATATTGGGATTCAATTATTTTACTAATGAATTTAATTTTATCCTTACATTCCATTTCTGATAATTTCTTCTTCGGAAATGCAAGATTAAATTTATGTATAAAATATTCTAACTTATTATCAATATCTTTTACTAAATCACTATCATCTAATATATCTTCAATTGTATTTCCTGCTAATCTAATCTCCAAATCAGTCAAGTTAAATCCCAATGAATTAATTATCTGAACTGCCCACTTATGTTTGGTATACGAATTCTTAATCGTTAAATCAGAATATGCATTATTTAAATACGTGTTATTCACACGATCTACTCTCAAATCTTCTAATCTCTTTTCTACTGTATTTTCTTCATCAGGTAGTATAACACTTAAATTATGATAATATTTCATCACTGTAATGTCCTTGTATTTTACTAATAATTCTTTATTAAAAGCATCAAGAACATAACATTTCTTAAAATTTCTTTTCTGTAATTTATATATATCATCTTGTGATAAATCCTCTTTTCGTTTATTCATTAACTCTTTGAATTGATCATCTGTAATATCTGATGCACCAAATATACCATCTACATCTTTATTTAATTCTTCCTCTTTTCTTAATTCACGAATCTCTTTGATTTCATTCTTAATCATTTCACCGTCTTCCCATTCATGTTTCATTAATTTATATCCTTTCATCTTAAAATATCCAAATAATTGATTTGCAAAATTTAATCTATCCAATATTAATTCTTGAGAATTTTTCAAATATACCATATAGATCGCTTCTTCTTTGTAAGGATACACAAACTTTTTTTCTGTTACATATACATTTGTATCTTCTTCTTTGTCATCATCATCTAAAATTAATATATTACCACCTGATCCATCCATTAATTTTAATAAACTGTCTTTCTTAGTATTTGGTTTATATTTCTTTGGTATCATGTTATTATGTAATCCAAAATGTGTTAAATAATAATCATAACATATAATTTCTTCTATCTTGTTTAATTCAATACTGTGTCTTATCGCATCATATTCGCTAAATTTATCTAATGTCATATATATCGATAATTCTTTTGGTTTACGTACACGATGCAACATTTGACAAAATTCTTGACTTCCTAAAGAATTCTCACATCCATATGCAAATATATGATCAAAATATTCATCATCAAATGATATACCCATACATACTGATGGTGTATAAATAACAACATTATATTTATTCCATTTTGTATTAACATTAATTACTTGATCTAATTTATCATTATCAGATGTTTCACGATGAATTAACAGTACTTTCATATTAGGATGATGTGCTTCTATTAGCAATTTTAAATCTTTCGCTTGATTATTTGATGCTGTTGGAATAACTACTTTCTTCTTATTATCTAGTTTATCCATCAATGCTTTTAACCATGTTGAATACGCCATATATTGAATTACATAATCACTATATGGTTGAAATTTATTTAATACGATAGTCATATCTGTCTTGTCTACTTCCATAATATTTTTATAATATGTTATACTACGGTCACATAGATCCGCATCCATAATAATTACTTTTTCTGCTTCCATAATTTTTGTTTCAAAGTTACTAACAATTAATGATGACTTGTTATTTTTTGTAAAATGTGAAGATGTTAAATATCTCATCAGACTCTCACATTCATCGATAATTACATACTTAAATTTCTCATTGGTTAATCGTAAGATAGAATCTATTTGACAAATCATTTTGTTATGATCTATATAGTATTCTTTGCATTCCGAGTATAATTTAAATCCATGTTTTTCTATATCACCTAATAATTTAATTCCAAATGTTCTTCTGCTACTAATAAACAATACACTATCATCTTTTGTTAAATTATTTTTAGACGTTTGATTGAATAAATAATTAAACAATGAAGTTGTTTTACCAGTACCTTTTTCACTTTGAATACCAATTAATTTACTTGACCATGATTTTTCTATTTCTTTCATTGGAAAATATCTCTCATTAATTTCATTATAGTCATAATTAATTTCTAATTTTCTTTCAGGAAATTCACTAATAATAATATCTAATCCTTTGTTATTTGTAAATGAGATTTTTTCCTCTTTACACCATAAAAATAAACTACCCAAACCGATTTTATTCTTTCTAGTATTCTTAAAATTCTTCCAGTATTTTTTAATATCTGCATCTCCCTTATACTTTGTCAATGATCTTGTACTGAATTTTTTAAACATATCTAATAATTTATTTTGATCAGCATTTAAATTTCTTAATATCATACCAATCTTAGACCAAAAATAATAATCATCAAAATACTTATTTGGTAACAACATTAAGATATTTTCTATATTCGCTAATTCTGCATCCGTTAATTCTTTTGTTTGTATATCAGACGATTTATCTACAAGAGATATAGTATCTTCATCTTTCTCATAATATGAAATATCATAATCTTTTGTATTTGTTAATAATGTATTCTTCCAAAATTCTTTTAATGAATCATAATTATTTTCATTATCGGTTTTCTTATTTCCAATATCTAATACTATTGGTACCATTGTCTGATCTTTGTTTAATTTTGTAGAAAAACATGTTCGAAAACATGTCTTTCTATAAATACTCTTATCACATCCTTCAAGATCAATTCCCTCTAAATTATCATAAAATTTTCCTGATGTAGTACAATTTTCCATTACTAATCCTTTAAAAATAACATGAAAAGAATATTTTGTAATTTCTTCCTTTTTTGTATTTCCTTGATTTTCATTTTCTAATACAATAACATCGTCTACATTTAATTTGAAATCATCTTGATTTACAGCAAGTAAAATCCCAGTTATAATTTGTTTTATATGTAATATTACATCTTTGTATGATATATTTTCAGATGGATAATCTATATCTAATCCAAAATGAATTGGTTTATCTTCCCAGGATTCATATAAACTATTTTTTCCCGCTTTTATTAAATCCCATGTTTCATCTAAAGTTCCAATAATAAATTTTTTTGATCCCTCTTTTCCATATTTATTATCTAATTGAAATAAATATGTATCTTCTGTTTTTTTCCAGGTATCAATTGCATCTGATTTTTTGTTAAAATATAATAGTTTACTCATTTTTCATACTATTTATAAGTTTACGTTTTTAAATATAAGAATTTTCAATATTTATTCATAATTGAAAATTATAAATAAAGATATAACTACACTTAAACCAAAGGATATAAATGCAAGGTAAAACACAAAAACAACATGATAATAACCTTCCTTGGGTTGAAAAATATAGACCAAAAAATATAAACGATGTTTTACATCCACCTATTACAAAATTTATTAATGATTTGATGACTAACGATTTTTTACCTCATATGATTTTTTATGGTGTTGCAGGTACTGGAAAAACATCAACTATCTTTGCTATTGCGAATGAATATTTTCAAGGTGAAGCGAGTAAATATGTGTTAGAATTAAATGCATCAGATGATCGTGGTATATCGATCGTAAGATCACAAATTAAAGAATTTTGTCAATTACAAATTATTAAAAAACCAGGTATTAATATTAAATATAAACTAGTTATCTTGGATGAAGCGGATGCCTTAACAGATGATGCTCAAGGCGCATTAAGAAGAATAATAGAAACATATACTTTTAATACACGATTTTGTTTGATCTGTAATTATTTATCTAAATTAATAGATGCTATTTTATCAAGAAGTCTTGTTATTATTTTTCCTAAAATTTCAAATAAAATTATGAAGGAAGCGTTAACTAAAATATCTAAAAAAGAAAATATTAAATTAACACCTGAACAAATAAGAAATATTATATTTTCATCTAGTGGTGATTTACGTAAAGGTATTAATCTTTTACAAAATATGAGTTTATCTGATAACTATTCATCAATAGAATTACAATTAACATCTATTACTGAAATTTTTGAATATATTAAAAAGAATACAATGATAGACTCTTATAATAAAATAATTAATATTAGAAATATTGAAAATTTCTCAATATCTGATTTTCTAAATAAATTATTAAATTATATTTTAGAAAATTATATTGATGTTCCTGATATAAATAAATGTATTATTAAACTTGCACAGATTGAAAAAAATGTATTAATTGGGTCAATTGAAAAAATACATATATGTGCAATAATTGCAATATTGAAAGAATTTTTTTAATTTATTTATTAACCAAATCTTTAAATTGTGTAATTGTTGTTTCAGACATACTTTGTTTTTTCATATATTCAATTACTTCATCTTGTTTTAATTTAAAATGTGTTTTAATTACATTTTCAAATCCCTCCTCAGGATATTTTAGTTGATTCATTATCGCATATTTTATAGTTCCAATTTGTAGTTCTTTGTTGTATTCAATAGATCGAGGACATTTTTCTGCATCACTAATTCCCCGTTCCCGCCCTGGTTCATTATACCATGGAAATTCAGTAAATATCATTGAATAAATACTTAACATCAATTGAGAAAATGTTGATCCTGGATTTGATGCACTTGGAGGTATCCATTTTTCAGACTCTGATTGACCACCCCATGTACCTAACAAAGATAAACATACTTTACCATCTGAATACAAATTTGGATTAAATCTAAAATCATTCTTTTTAGATGTAACATGACATACCTGTGGTGGTATATTTGGAAAATCGGGTGATAAATATACATCAAATACAAAACACCCATATTTATAAGGTGTATCTTCATTTGGAATAATTAAAAATTTAAAGATTGATAATGTATCACAATCTTGTCTAAAAAATATACCACTACCATCTGTTAACGGTAATGCTGAAGTTCCTGATAATTGTTTATATTGTTTTGCAATATAAACAATTGTATTTGATTTATTAAATGATGATTGATTTTTCATTTCATTTACAAATGCATGACGATTTTTTTGTTGATAAGGAAATGAATCAAATTGATATTCTTTCATTGATGTAACATAATTAAGTATTTTACTTTCTGTCATAACTTCATCTTCTTTTTTTACTAATTTAATTAATGTTTTAATTTCAGTTGTTTCTTTTGTATCAGGCAGGTCTATCAACATTTCTAAAAATGGAATTTTTATTTTTAGATTTAAATAATTAATAATTATTAATATATTTTTAATTGAAGAATAATATTTTTCTTCATTTATTTCATATTTTTCTAATAAATCTATCCAAAATTGATACAAATTAAATCGTGTATGAATTTCAAATAAATCTTTATTTGAACTATTTCTTTCAATAAATACACATATATCATTTAATAAATGATCATTTGTATGTTTAATTCTTGTTAAATTATTTAAATATATATTTACATCCCAAGTACCAGTACTACCACCATAACCAATACCTGATAATTTTTTTGTTTTATTTTCCTTGTTAGAATTTTCATCATATACACTTTTTATTTTATAATTATTATTTTTTAATAATTGAATCATTAGATTTGTAATATCACTATTTAATTTATAATCAATATTGTAATCATTAATTTTATTTTTTAAATATTCTATAACATATTCAATATTTCTAATTTTATTAGTTGTTCTAATATTTAGTTCTGGTGAATTAATTAATTCATACATAAATATTGGATCAATTGATGGTAATATCATAATATCAGGTGGTACTAATGGATAATAATTTTTATCTAATATTAATTTTAATAATAATTCAGGATGTTTCTCTGAAAAATTAGATATTTTAATATTATAAACATCTTCAATAATAATATTTTTCTCAAAAAAAATATTATTCTTTTCATCAATCTTTTGTAATTCTTTAATAATTGACGATCCAACTTCTTCTGGAGTAAATAATGAATCTGATTTTTTATTACATTTAATAACTGTACTTAACAAAAAAGATACATCTACATTACTTTTCTTTTTCGTTATAGTTTCATTTACTAACGTATAATGAATAAATCCTTCCATTTTTTCTATTATAATATTTAATTAATTATTACGTAATATTTTTTCTTATCAATTTTTATAGAGAAACATGGATCCTGCTTTTTGGGGAAGATCTACTTGGACTTATCTTCATACTTTAACCTTTAATTATCCAGAAAATCCTACTGAAAATGATAAGGTAAAAATCTATAATTATTTTAAACAATTACCTGATTTTTTACCTTGTCCTTCTTGTGCATCATCATTTAAAATTTATTTTGAATATATTCCTATTACTGCATATTTAAATGATATTCACGGTATTACATTCTGGTTATATATTATTCATTTTATCGTAAATTCTAAATTAAAAAAGAAAAATACAGATTTTCTTCAAGTCATTCAAATGTATTTACCTAATAAAACATCTTGTTCTAATCCTTCTAATCAATTAGTTAATTTATCAGATAAATGCACTAAACCACCAACTTCTTTACCTAAAAATAAATTTATTGAATTTCAAAATATATCTCAAGAAAAATATCTTGAACGTACTAAACAATATATTGCTCTATTACAAAAAAATTATCCAACACTGATTTAAATTATTAATAATTAATAATTTAAATTATATTTTAAGCACTGCGACCAGGACCACGTGTAGCACCACCACGAGAACCACCACGTGAACCACCGCGTCCTCCACCACGACCACCACCTTCTACACGGTGACCGCCAGATTGTTGTACAGGTTGTTGAGTGTATTGACCACGTACAGTGCTTTGGCGAGTGTTTGTGCGAGGTTGTACTGTTTGCCATTCACCACCTTGATCATTTCCCTCACGTCCTTGGTAATTACGGTTTTGTACACGAGGTACATTGAGAGGAGAGAAACGATAAAAGTTAATGTCACCAGTACTGTTCTTGAGTTTGTTGTAATCTTCAAGTCTGTCAACTACTAACTTACCAGTGTGGTTGTTCTCATCTACACGAGAATAAAGAATATTTACATTTTCAGCAAGTTCAGTTGCCGCTGCATTTAGTTCATCTTGGGTTAATGTGTCTTTGAAACGTACAAAAGTAGAATATGAACATTGTTTGTATTTAGTTTCAGAATCATCAAATAATTTACGTACAGATGCAATATCCTCCATAGATGCAACTTCTACATAATGTACGCTTTCATGTTGGGTAACAACAACATTTAGTTTTTCTACGTTACCCTTAACCTCGTCAGTTAAGTTTAGTACTCGAAATGTTCTAGAATTGTCACTTGTTTGTGTCTGGCTCATTTTGTTAATACTTTATTAATATATTTGTCTTTAAGCAGTTCTTTTTTATGAGATTCATAATATTCATTTTTTAATTCATTTATTTTATTATCTGGTATTAAATCTGTTTTACCATTTATTTCAATATAAAATTTTTTAATTATTACTCCATTTTCATTTCTTTTTTCATATAATAAATATCGATTATTATCTATTTTATACCTCTTTATTTCACCATTAGTTTCAGTCGATACATTTGATGAATTTATTTTATTTCTTTCATCAAAATCATATCCAAAAAATGAAATATTGAATATTGAATATTTACTATATTTTTCTAATAATTCATCGAATTTTCTTCTACTGTGATAATCATTTAATATATTATAAGCATCTGTAATTATATCAGTTAAATTGTTAGTATTTTTTAATAATAAATATCGATCTTTTATTTCTTGATTTGTTGATAATTTATTTACTCCTAAAATTTTATAATAATTTTTCATTATTTATAAAATAGATAAATTATTATATATAAAGATTTTATTTTTCTTTATATATAATATATGTCAGAAGTTAAAACAAGACAACCTATGTGTCCTGGTAGTAAAATACAATTACCCAAAATTAATAATAATTTTGCTATGGAAAATGGTAAAATAGTTAGTTCAACTATAACAATGAACGGTTCTATTAACTCAAATGATTTATGTTATAATAGATGCCCTAATGGTGAAGCACCTCAAGCTGATAAAATGTCTGGTAATTATTTTTGTCTTGTACCTTCGTTAGTTACTTATCAAATAAAACAATATCCTAAAGAAGAAACAGTAACTACAGATGATAAAGGAATTGAAACGAGATCAAAATATTCGGATCAAATTGATTATACTAAATCTTATACTGTATCATGTCAATCTACTGATATAATGGATTCTTCTATACCTCAAGATAATATATATAATACAATGTATGGAACTCCTATATTAATAAAAAGTGGACTATATGAAAATCCTCTAGGACCAAATGATCTAAGATCTCCAAACTATATTTCTAGTGGTGAATATAAATGGTTTTGTAAAAGACCAATGTATGGAGCACCTCCTCTTGGTGCCCTTCAATCAGCATATGAAGCAATTAATCCTGATATTATTAAGGCAAGTGAAGAAATATCAGCAGAGTGTGAGTCTGCGGTAGTTATGGCATCCATAAGTGGTTCTGCAATGATAGGTCCTGGATCTGCAAATCCTAGTTCTTCACTTACAGAATCAAAAAAGACTGCATGTTCTCCAAAAAATTTAAATGAAAAAGCTGCAATAGGTATATCAAATGGTATACAAATAGTTGAGCAAACACAACAAACACAATTACCAGCGGCAAATCCATTAAATATTGTAACTAATATTAATGATAATGGAACAGCAGTTCCAGGTACAGCTACACAAACTAATGCAGATACTGGGGCAGTTACATTGTTGCCAATGAATAATAATTCAAGTGCATACGTGAATAGGACTGTTAATAATGAAAAAATACCAACCGTACAGTTTCCACAAAACTACAGCTACAAGAAACCTGATTACTGCTATACAGATAGTCAAAAATGGAATAATATCGAATGCTCAGGATAAAAATTATTAATAAATTTTTAATTATTATAAAAATTTATTTTAATACTTGTAATATCATTTTATAAATAGTATATATACAATTCTTATCATTCTTAATTGTTTTATTTACAAAATCATAATTAACTTTTTCATAATCATCTACATTACTAATAGAAAATCCAATATCTTCATCCCTTTTACTTAACATTATTTCATAATTTGTATTATTATGTTTAATTATAATTTTTATACCATATGTTCCCTCTAATTCAATTCGTTCAATATATTTAATTATATATATATCATATATCATATTCATTATTTTATCTTCGTAAAATAATACATCTTTCCATTCTACATCATAACCACCTTTTTTATAAATACTCTGATATTTACTCATCTTATCCTCTTATATATTAAAAAATCTTTATATAACATCCTTGTTGTCTAATTTTTCATAAATAATATTTTTAGTATTCATCATATTTATAATTTGATGTATATCATTTTTATCTTTTAATTCTATTCCTAATACCACTGGCCCTGTTTCTTTATTTATAATTTTTTCATATTTAAAATATATTATATCATCATTTTTTCCCAATACATTTAAGACAAAATCTTTTAATGCTCCCGCTTTTTGCGGAAATTGAATCCGAAAATAATGCTTTAATCCTTCATAGATTAATGATCGTTCTAATATTTCTGTCATTCTAAATACATCAGAATTTCCGCCACTAATAATACATACTACATTTTTATTCTTAATTTCTTTTCCCAACATATCTAATGCACATAATGATAATACTCCTGCTGGTTCAAAAATAAAAGATTGTTGATTATACATCTCTAAAATTTTACTACATACATGTCCTTCATCTATCAATATAATATCATCTAAAGTTTCTTTACAGATATTAAAATTTAATTCACCAACTTGTTTCACTGCTGCGCCATCTACAAAATTATTAATTTTATCTAAGGTAACTACTTTCTTTTGTTTAATAGACTCATACATTGATGCTGCACCCATTGGTTCTACTCCAATTATTTTAATATTTGGTTTAACTTGTTTTATTAATGAAGAGACTCCACTTGATAATCCTCCTCCACCTATCGGTAATATAATATAATCTATCTTTTCTAATTGATTTAATATTTCTAATCCAACTGTACCCTGACCTTCTATTACTTTTTCATCATCAAATGGATGTACATATATACTCTTATTTGAATTCATATACTCTTTTGCAATTTTACTTGTCTCGTCAAAATTATTACCTTCTAAATGTATATTTACATATTGTCCACCTAGTTTTCTTACTCTATCTATTTTTTGATTTGTTGTAATTTTAGGCATAAATATATCACTCTGCATATGTAAGAATGCACTAGAAAATGCTACACCTTGTGCGTGATTACCCGCACTCGCACACGTTATTTTATTATTTCTTTCTAAACTTGATATTTTATTATATGCACCTCTAATTTTATATGATCTTACTGGTGTTAAATCTTCTCGTTTTAAAAATATATTACTATTGTATTTATGGGATAGATCTTGAATAAAATGTAATCTAGTGTAATACATAATTTTTAATATTTTTTCATGCGCTGTTATTATATTTTTAATACTTGGAAAATATGTCATTTTTACTATAACACTACTATTATTTAGTTTTTATAGTATTTTAGAAATTATAAATCAATTTTAATTTATTAATATATATTTAATTTATGGAAAAAGATATAATTATTAATATCAAAGAAGATAATAATCTAAAAATTAGAATACCTTCACCAAAATTAGATGACATTGATGAGTCTGAAAATAAAATAAAATCTCAAAAATATTCAATATTTAAATATCTATTATGTTGTAAGTGTTTTTATTGAAAATATAAAAATAAAAATATATCATATAATATTATAAATATAATATGATTCATAATAAACCTTGGATGTATGGACCTTACAATGTTAAATATCCACCATGTCCAATATTGTATTCTCAAAAAATAAATATTATTCCAACAAAATTAAATTCTAAATTACCATCAGATGAAAAAAATATTAAAAAAATAAAATCTTGGCGTGAAGCGTCAGTTAAATCTCATAATTTATTTTTATGGGAATCTAAAAAATTAACAATTATCTAAAAGTTATTACATATTTTGATAAATTAAATTGTATCTTCTTTTTATTATTTCTATTATATTTTTTACACCAATCTAAAAATGATTTAAATCTATAATCTATTACTTTTAATTTTACTATATTATCATTATTATATAATATATATTGGTTAATTAACATTATATCTTCTTCATTTGTATTATTTTCTATATCATAATTAAAACAATAATCATACAGTACTAGTTTTTTAAATAACTGTGTTTTAAATTCAAATGAATATATATCAATTTTACTTTTATTTAATACATAATATTTATTATAATGATTAATATACTCATTAATTAATACTTCATTTTCATATATAACATCATGAAATGATATATTTTTAATTTTTTTATTTATTATATTTTCACATATTCTATATATTAATTCATTCATTTTAATATATATAATACCGTTTATTTAAATTATTTTTTAGAAAATTGATTAATATTAATATTAACAATATAGTATTAATATTAATATAAAAATGTATCAAAATATACAAAAATTAAAAGAAAATCCAAATACCGCTAATATTGGTAAAAGATGGTCTGAAGAAGAAACCTTAGAATTAATAAATGAAAGAAAAAATGATTTTACTTTTGATGAAATTGCTTCGTTACATAAAAGAACTCCTGGTAGTATTATGAGTAAATTATTACATATTGCATTTAAATATATAACCGTTGATAATCAAGATATTAATGAAATATCATCAATGTTAAAAATTTCTATTGAAGATATCCACGAATATATTAATAAACAAGAAAAGAATATTACTAAAACAAAAAAATCAAAAGAAACATATTATGTTGTATGCAAAGGTGTTATACCTGGGATTTATACGTCTTGGGATGAATGTCTTGCACAAGTTAATAAATTTGAAGAAAACCATTTTAAAAAATTTGATAATAAAGAAGATGCAGAAGATTACTATAAAAATTATAATTCTAATAATAAATCATTATCTGAAACAATAGAAGATGTTGTTTCAAACAAAGTAAAAAATGTTATTAAAGAACAAATTAATGATCTAAGTATTTTTGATATGCTAGATATTGCAAAGTCAAATATTAATGTAGAAAAGAAAGAAATTAAATTAAATTTTGAACAAGAAAATGCATTAAAAAGTTTTAAATCTGGTAAAAATATATTTTTAACTGGTCCTGCTGGTACCGGTAAATCTGTAACACTTTCTAAAATTAAAGAACATTGTGAATCAAATAGTTTACGTTTTGGTATTACTGCATCTACCGGTACCGCTGCTTTTTTGATTGGTGGTAAAACTATTCATTCTTTCTTAGGTATTGGTCTTGCAAAAGAAAGTGCTCAACAAATATTTGAATATGTTCGTTATAAATTATCTCATACTGCTAAAAAATTACGTGAATTACAAGTATTAATTATTGATGAAATATCAATGTTAGATGCAGATCTATTAGATAAAATTTCAGATTATTTATCTCTTATGCGTAAAAATACTAAACCGTTTGGTGGTTTACAAATCGTTTTAACAGGTGATTTTTGTCAATTAGAACCGGTTTCAGGTGATTACTGTTTTAAGTCTAAAATTTGGTCAGAATTAAAATTAAAAATTGTATATCTTCATAAACTTATTCGCCAAGATGGAGATCTTAAATTTCAAAATATACTCTCAAAATTAAGATATGGTAAGTGTTCTCAAAAAACGTTTAATACTTTATCATCTTTATCCAATACCGAATTTGCTGAAATAAAACCTACGATATTGTATCCTCGTAATTTTGATGTTGATAAAATTAATAAATTAGAATCTGAAAAACTAATTACATCTGGTGCTAAAAAAGTTATATACGAATTAGAATATCCAAAACAATCTAAAAATAAAGAAAAAACACTTAGATGGTTAAAATCATTAGACCTTCCTGATTCGATTCAATTATGTGTAGGTGATCAAGTTGTTGTGACTGCAAATATTGATCAAGATGCTGGTATTGTAAATGGTACACGGGGTATTATAACTGATGTTAAATCTCGTAGCGTATTTATTAAAAGAAAAAATGGTATTGAAATAGAAATTAAATTTCATAAATCTATTTCTGCAGAGGATAAAGATATCTATGTATCTTATATTCCATTAAAACATGCATATGCATTATCAATTCATCGATCTCAAGGAATGACATTAGATGCAGTAGAAGTTGATATTGGAACTAAAATCTTTGCTGCTGGTCAAGCATATACTGCATTATCTCGTGCTCAAAGTTTAGATAGTATCAAAGTTAAAAATATTAGTAAAAATAGTTTTATTGTAAATGAAAGTGTTATTGAATTTTACAAAAAAATAGAAGAAGATGTTAAAATTAAAAATAATAAATATATAACAAAAAAATTAAATATAATTATTCATAATATTGCAAATCATATTAATCTTGATAATTCAATTGATTTTTTATGGGAATTTATTCCTGAAGAAGAAGAAGAATTATTAGCATTTTTTAATGGATATAACTTATCTAAAATTGATCTGGAATTTAATGATTATTCTAAATTAGAATGTAATAATAACATATTCCCAAATAATTTAATTAAGTATGTATATAAAATAAAAGATTTTATGATTGATAAAATTGATACAGTTAATGATAAATTATTAGAATTTAAAATTATTGAAGAAAATTAATTTATTTTTTAAAATGTATGGAAGTATATAATAAATTTAAAAATAGTAAAATGGGATTTACTAGAGTTGATTCAGTACATTTAAGTATTATAATTTTTATGTTAACTATATATATAATATTAATTGTTAAAGAATCAAGTGAAGATCCTTCTATTGAAAATAGAAAAGTTATTTCTATTAATAATGAAAAAGATACAGTATCTGCATATGATATTATAATAAGTATATGGGGTTTTATTTTAGGTTTATTTATATCATCATTTGTAACACGATTTTTATTTCGTGAATATAGTAATAATATTGCAGTAATTACTATTATTTTTATTATTTCAATTATAGCATTAATTACATATTATATTTTAGTTAATTATCAAAATAAACAAATTTCAACCCCATTTATAAAATATAATCAAATAATTTTTCCTTTATTAGGTGGTTTATTCTTAATTGCAGAAGATTCTATTAATCATTTTTTTAATTATTTTGGTGGTAATCAAGAAAAGTATTCTGGTGGATTTAATTTAGAAAAATTTGCTGGTTCTTTAAATGAAGTAAGAAATGCATTAGCAAAAAATAAAATTTTATCTGATACTTCGACTGATTATATAGGTGGTTCAACTAGTATTTTTACTCCTACTGATTCATCATAATTTACTATTTTTGATATTGCCCTACACTAAATAAAAATAATGCAAATAATGCAAATCCTATTCCCCACATTTCTATATGTGATATATTTTCTTTAAAATAATATAAACCAATTAATGTTATAATTATATTACTATATAAATTCCATGTTAAATTTAATGTGCTCATTGGATTAAATTTAAGTCCATTATAAAATATAATTATCTGAACACCATATAAAAAAAATGCAATTATTAACCAATTATATGCTAAATTCCCAATTACAATTTCTTTTGATATACTCATTGATAATACATCAATTAATGCCATTATTAATCCTATTATAATACCACTCTCAAATATATTCATTATTATACAATGAATATATTTTAATTTTCAGTTAAATATTTACTTAAATCCTCTGATACATTTACATTCTTTCCACCTCTTCCTTTTTTACTTACTTTCTTAATTTTTTTTTCATCTACATTTATACTTTTTTCTGTCTCATTTTCAATTAATTCCGGTTTACTTTCTTCATTAGTTTCACTAATAGGTACTTCTACTGATACTTCAGGTACTTCTACTGATACTTCAGGTACTTCTACTGATACTTCAGGTACTTCTACTGATACTTCAGGTACTTCTACCGGTACTTCAGGTACTTCTACCGGTACTTCAGGTACTTCTACCGGTACTTCAGGTACTTCTACCGGTACTTCTACGGATATTTTTACTGGTACTTTTATTTCTTTTAAATTTTCTTCTGATATCTCAGGTAATGATTTATTTTCAGATTCTGATTCTGCACGTCTAGATTGTATTTTTTTTAATAAAGTTCTTGATATCATTTATATATAATATATATAATAAAAAAAATAAATAAAATAAATATAATT